AGGGCTGCCATCAGATCCATTTTCACGATCTTTTACCCAAACCAATCCGCCTTCACCGCTCAGATCAATTCCATTAGCGATTGTTTGAGGACCACCGTTCCCTTCATACAAAAACGTACTAAATACATCATCGACATACGTCGCTTCAGCGCCACCTGCACCACCAGCAACAGCAATCGCCTGTCGTGTAATCGGATCCATGCTATTCCTCAGTTAACGTAATCAACAAGAGCAGCACCGCGATATCGCGTACCACCATCGTCGGTTACGAAGAAAAATAGATGCGTCTTGCCAGTTGCAAGCGTAGGCGCCGTATCAGAGTTAAATTTGACGCTGCTTGGCCAAGTAACCGTCCCAGAGCTATGCGTCAGCTCGAGAGTGAACGATCCGACAGTTCCGCTTGCAGGTGGGTTAGCAAAAGTGAACGTTGAGTTACCGCTGATGGTTTTGGTGAAGTAGTTGCCAGTGCTTAGGTCAATCTCTAAAGCTGAAACGGCTTCTGATACCTGCTTATATGGACCGTCAACGCTCAAACCAGCGTTATGAACCGACTGTGCTGTAAACGTCTGTGCAGCGCTAAAAGTTTGTGCAGCGTTTTTTGCTGGAATCTGATTTGTCGCCAGTGACGTTGAATCAGAGTGCTCAAGAGTGTCAGCAATGATTGTTCCTGCCATGTCAGCTCAGCACCGTGAAGAACGAACCAGTCGATACCGTAAGTGTAGCGCCTGTCGCAATCGTGTACCTAGGCCCTAGAACCCCCGCATTAGTTGATGCTGCAACCGTTGCACTAGAGCCAAGAGACTGACCACTGACAATAAAAGATGAAAACGACAACACACCACTGCCATTCGTGATCAATGTGTCGCCGTTAGAACCATTGCCATTAGGCAAGGTCAACGTATTATCAGCCGCAGTTGCTGGTGCCTGCAGCGTTACGTGTCCTGTAGTTTGGCCCTCTAGTCGGAGTCCCATTAGATAATCACCCAGGTTGTAGTGGATGGCACTGTGACTACTGCCGATGCATTCACGCTAACCGGACCAGCAGACACTACATTCTTGCCACTTCCAATCGAATAAGACGTTGTCACTGTGTTGTCATGTTCTAGTGCCCACTCATCTGAACCACCGCCAGATGGATAACCGCCACCACCTGTTTCGACCCAAGCACTGCCGTTATAGATCTTCAGCTTGTTTGGCGTCGTACTCGTGTCAAGCCACTCCTCACCTTTTTCAACGCCTTGCTGACCAGATACCGTGCCAGAACCAGTCGCCGCTCCAGTGGCTTGAAAGATGGTGCCGACGTTATTGTTTGACGCTCCAACAGAGGTAAAGTCAGTAGAGCCAACAGTCAGGATCTGATAAGTCGTTCCAGCGACAAGCGCAGTAGCAGCCGTGCTGGCTGGTGAGCTATTTGGAGCGTTAGCCCCGATATGAACCGGGCCAACCTTGACTAAATTGCCATTTGTGTCCTTGAAAAACAGCGCTGGTGACGCTTCATTTGTATTTACAACTGGCTCACCAGATCCCAATAGCGAAGGGATCGGTCGCTTATTGGCAGTGCTGCTCCGCTTTAGTTTAATGGCCATGATCAGAGAATCATCCAAACTGCCCCGTTAGGGACAGTGACAGCGATTGAGTTTTGGATCGTGACCGGACCAACGCTCAATCCATTGTAATTAGCAGTCAGCGTGTAATTACTACTGATGGCCTGCTGATTTTCAAGAATGATTCCAGTGCCACCACTCGCTGTAGAAGGAGTCGTCCACGTCACCGCACCTGACGCGCCACCACTGGTTAAAACCTGACCGCTAGTTCCGTAGTTCGCGCCAGCAATACCAACCTGACCCGCAGGTCCAACACGGATTCGCTCTGAGCCTTCAGTCGTTACTTTAAAATGACCGTTGGAGCCGGTATCAACAACCTCAGCCTCACTGTTGCCTTCAACAATCTTGTCTGTATCAGCAGCAGTCCCATTAGACGCAGCAGTCACACGACCTTGCTGATCAACCGTGATGCTTGAAAGCGTGTAAGACCCTGGCGTTACTGAAGTGTCAGCAAGCTTTGCTGCAGTGACAGCATCATCAAGGATTTTTACTGTCGTAACAGCGTCGTTAGCAAGCTTTGCTGCAGTGACATTGGCATCAGCAACTTTTGCTGTGGTAACACCACCATCAGCAAGCTTTGCTGTTGTGATGCTGCCATCAGCAATTGTGACGCTTGACGTTAAGTTGGCAACCGTGACCTTCTTGGTCTGATCGTTGAGCGTGTCAACGATGGGCAGCACATCAGAACTCTGAGGCGAGGTCAGCTCGGTCAGATCAGTGATCTTTGCGTTTGCCATGACCTCTCAACCTCCTGCTAATGCTACCGCCATCACGACCAGTTCGAAATAGCAACCCGTTTCCAGGTATTAGTGGCAGTACAGATATAGATGTAATTGGCGTCCCATGCCACCTCGCCTGCCGTACCAGTAGCAGTCGCTGATGATGGCGTGTGCGTTGGCAAAATTGGACGACTGCCAAGCGTGACGTTTGCCGCTGTGATTGCAGCGATGCTTGTCAACGTGCCAGCAGCCTGCACCTTGAAATCAAGCTTGCCGTCTTCAGTCGTGTCACTGGCGTCAACGATGCTGGCTGAAATAGTGCCGAACAGAATCTGTTCAGGTGTCGAAGCGTCGTTGTTGCCTTGAAAGTTGATGCTGCTTAAGACGTCTGCGTCTTGACCAGAGACGCTGCTGCCTCTGTGGTGGTAAAGAGTGATGTCAGCAGCACTGACACTGACCGCCTCTGCTGACTCGATAAACAAACCAGTGTTTGCAATCGATTCCGTGATGTGAAGCGGATGCTGTGGATCAGGCTCGTTAATTCCAACCTTGTCGCTTTTTACTGTTACGCGAGCAGCTGAGGTGCCAGCTGCGATCGTAATCAGCTGAAGAGTGCCATCTTCGCTGCCATCAGTTACATCAGCAATTTTTGTAAAAACTTGACCGTAAGCAATAGTCTCAGCGGCGCTATTCTTGCCTCTAAACTCAAGGTTGCCGAGAAAGTCATCAGCAGCAGGAGACGCTGAGTTGCGATACAACACCACGTCAGGCGCTGTATCTAGACCAGCGTCAGTATTTTCAATGATGACCTGATCAGTCGTATCGGTGCTGAATAGATGCAGCTGTGCTGCTGCTGTTCCAGCGCCTACTTGAAATCCTGCAGTTGTAAATTTTGCGACAAACGCATCGTTAGCGCTAACAGCGATTTCATTGGCTCCGCTTCGAAAAAAACCACTTAAGTTGACATCGCTTAAAAAACCGATTGATGGCGCATCTACTGCCCCGTCAGGAGCAGTTTTATGTAGTGTTCCAAGCAAAAGTTGCTTGTTTTTGGCAGCGTTAGCATTTTCGCTTGCATCGACAGCAACAAGCAAATCATTGCTGGCTGGCGCTGTAAGTGGTGCAAGTTGCGTAATTCTTTTGTCAGCCATCAACCAGCCTCCAAGGCTGCAACACGAGTTTCGAGCGCTTCGATCTTAGTAACGGCTTCTTTCAAAGCGGCTGTAAGCAGCGGAACTAAGCCTTGCGGGTTGATTGACTGCTCCTCAATCTCACCTTTGTTGTTTACAGCATCTTTTCCAAGGCCGTAGAGCATTTCAGGAACAATTTCACCAATTTCATGCGCAAGAAACCCGTCTTGCATTTGATCTGTCTCGTCCGCTATGTAATTAAATCTAATAGGTCTTGCGAGCTTGATCCTGTCGATCGCACCGGTGAGATCTACAACATTTTCTTTGAGGCGATAGTCTGAACTGTGTGTAATTGAGATAGCGCTGCCATTCCACTGGATACCTCCTCTGAATGTGCCATTGGTATTAAAGTTCATAAACTTGCCGGCACCAGAGTCGTTTGACCCATAGCTGCCCATCTTGTTAACAGTTAATGGACGCTCCCCATCTGAAGTGCCAATGTGAACAGGACCATCATCCTGAATTGAAACTCCTTTTACTGTGGCTTTGTTTGCATTCGTTCCATTGGTAGGGTTTATTGTTGTGGTTTGATTGGCACAAGGACCGAACGTAAATGCAGTTGTTTGGCCATCTAACGTTCTACCAAAAACAGAATGTTTGATGCCATCACGTATAAACGCTAACGACCCATACGTGCTGTCGTAACGCAGGCCTACATCAGTATTAGAGCTAAAAAACAATGCAGGAGACGAATCAGTCCCATCTGGAAGAATTGTTCTGCCATCAGTAGTTCTTAGGTCAATGTACCCGTTATTGCTTGAATTTCGTAGTTTTAAAATGTTGGCGCTCGTATCAGCCCAAAACTGATATGCGTAAGTTGTGGGAGGTGCCGTTGTATCGCTGTGATTTGTAAAAGCAGCGGCTATTTGAGCATTAATAGCAGCACGTACTACTGATCCGCTGCCGTTGTTAACGACGCCGTCTGCTTGAGGAGCCATTAGGAAGCCTCGCGTTTGCCATATCCAACTGCAGTATAGCTGAACCTTCGATCTATCAACTCATCGCCATCGAAGGTGCCTTTGAAGGTGATGTTAAAGCCAGTGGCCGTTGGCTCAGACATTACAAAGAAATCCTCGGGTTCCATGTCCAAGGCAGTTATGCCAACGGAAACGCTGGTGTTGCCGTCAACGTAAAACGCATTTTCAAATGGCACAAACTCTGTCCCAATTCCAGACTGCCTAACTGCACCGTTTTCTGTGCGGCGTTCCAGCTGAAACGTCACGCCTAGCTCGTCGACGATCGGTGTTTGATCATTTCGCTCAGATGTCAGCACGGCTTTGAACTGAAAAAATCTACCAGCAAAAGCGTTGTTTTCTAACGGCATCCAATCCTCAAACTCAAGTACTGATTCTCGCTGAACATAAGACCCTGGGTTTGTGTTCAGCTGACCACCCATTCCTGAGTGGTTTGTGCAGTAGTAATACAAAGTTGGAGCATTGCTTTGTAATTCAATCTTGGTGTACGCACCGTTCGTTCCAGGCGTTCCTACGACAGTCACTCCCGTTGTGTAGTTAGACCCACCTGCATGAGTGCCATCGCTTGTCTCGCTAAACCTAAGTGGATGGCCAGAGTTACTTGCATCTGACTGATCAAAAATGAAAACGTTAGTGCTTGCAAGCAAAAGTGTTTCATTGTTTACGCTAGATCCATTTATGCGATATTTATTACCTCCTGAGTTTACGACAGTAACCGCAAAAGTAACGTCGTCGCTCTCGTAAACCAATTTTGAATTGTCCTCTAGCCCTATGTCTCCACTCAGCTCTGCTTCAGTCAGGTTGTTTTGCGTCTCAACACCCTTGCGAAAATACACCTCAGCGTTTGTGCCGTCAGGGACAAGTCCGTCAAAGTCTGACCAGATGTCAATTTTTTCAGTCCTATCGTCTATTAAGTCACTTAAATACAAGCCGTTTTCTGATAAAACACGCTGCATTCTGACGCTATATTTTGCGCCTAAATCAACAGTATGCAAGAAAAAGTATTCACCACTAGAAACCTGTGCTCCAACAAAATCGAAGCTTGTCATGGCGTTGACGTCTGGTATTAAGTCAAAATCACCATCACCGCTTAACACCAACCCATCGTAGTTGTCGTTGTAGTAAACATTATTTGATTGCCCAGCAAACGCACCATAGTCTACGTCTTCCCTGAAAATTTCATAGTTGAGCCTAGGAATAGGATCAGGCACACTGATTACCGCACTAATTGCATTTGTGCTTCGCTGTCGCTGTTCGTTTTCAAATTTGATTAAATACTCGCCATTTATCAATGGCAGTACAACTGATGTTGTTCGTGCCTCAACGCTGCGAAGCTTAGTGCTGTTTGGCCAGGACCCACTGCCGTCAGTTTTGGATGAGTGCTTAATTACAGCAACAAAGCTTTCAAGTTTTTGACCGCTTGCTGTTGCGCCCCAACGCAATACAACCTGATCGACACCAAACGCCTCAATCGTGACATCTTCTGGGTCTGGAGGCAAAGTAACTTGCGCCAGGTCTGACGAATCATCACTTGTTCCGCCAACTGGTATTTCTCTTTGGTGCTCTTGATAATCAGACTCTTTACGGTCTGGCTCAGGACCTACTGCTTTGACTTGTACTATCAGTGTTTTTTCAGGTACAAGCCCTGTGTTGATGTCAATTGAGTTGTTATTTGTGATTAGGTTGATCCAGTTGCCGCCATCACCAACTTTGTATCGGACTTTAAATCCAATGACAGGACCAGACAGGCCACGCGTCCAAGAGACTGTCGCCTGATTCGTTGTATTACGTCCGTCATCAATCTGTTGAAATACAATTTTTATATCTGTAGGCGCCTCTGGTTGTGACCCATATATTGATGTTGCTGCTAAATCAAGATGGGGAGATGAACTTTCAACAACCCTATAAATGCCGTCAACATGCTTGACTCCTACAACCGCATACGTTCCGTTCTCACCCTCAGCAACTGACAGGCAGCGATACTTAGAAAGAACAGTAGAAGCGCTCTTTATTGCATACAATGCATCATCAGGAGGCACTTGGGTGTAAGAAGACGTAAGACGTATTTCATTGCCGCTGACATTTGCAATATCCCTTGTCTCAATCGTTCCGTCCTTCATCACAACGGTCAGCTTATTGCCTGAGGACGACGGCAAAGAGGCTGTCTGATCTATGCGAACAAACGGAGGCGTACTGTCATTGCTCACCCCAACAATTCGACCAGCCAGTCGAGTGCCAAAACGCATCTCGTCTGATACCTCAAACACCTGGCCTGGTAAGACATTCAAGCCTTCAAGGCCAACTGAGAACGTTACAGTTTCATCATGCAGCTTTTCAGACTGCATGATCCACCGCCCCATACGTTGAGCCTGATACTTAGATGTGCAACCAAACGCAACAACGCTTTTTTCTTGCACTCCATACTTGTCGACAAGGGCTCTGTCCTCAATGCAAATAAAATTAGGCTTATGAAAGTTGTCAGGATCGTTGTAACGCACACGCACCCTTGTACTGCGTGTCTTCAATGACGATCCATTGTATGTAAAACTACCGTTGACAACGTTTGAATTGCTAAATACATGAATTGCAGGCACATCTGTGTACTCCAATCCTCCATGGTCGGCAGCAACCTGTACGTTGTCTGACTTCCAAAACAGCATCCCACGAAAGACACTGGCCATGTCTTGCAAGACATTGAATGCTTCAGCCTGCGAGCCAATCACCGTGTTGATTGCAAACCGAGCTTCTTTGGTGTTGTCGGGTGTAGTTACAATCTCATTGCTATATTTAGCAATTTCAATTAAATCAACCCAGTTAAGATTTGACTGGTCAATGAAATCACCAGCGCCATACCGCTTATTAGTAAGCAAGTTATAAAAACAGCAGACCGGACAAGTAGTCCAGGCAGTATTTTCCTGCAGGCTGCCATCAAAAGGAACCGTGGTGTCAAACTCTAAACTTCCTGGACCATCGTCATCATCACCTCTAACAGTTGCGCTAGATGGTATTTTTACTTTAAGACCTTTAAGTTCATAAGCTCTTGCAGGTAATGTGCTGTACTCTTCTGCATCCAGGCTCAGAGATACAAGCGCCGTGTGTGGATACGCTGTGCCAAATTTTTTGCCGACAATCATGCTCGTCCAAATAATTTGATCGGCACGACTGCTAGCTATAGGCTTGTTCCTCGGGACGTCTTCAAAATCTTCAAACGAAATTTCAAACGCATTCTCTGGATTATTGAACTCAACCTTGCGAACTCTGATTTTATAAGGTCCTTTGCCATACTTTTTCTTTGTTAAGTCAATGGTTTGCGTCTTAAATTGATAACTTGACGTAGATATACCTTTAATTATGTTTTTCTTTTCCTGGTTTTCAACCTCTACATTAACTTTATTCCAAGCGCCATCAGTGCCACAAATGTGTATCTCCAGCTTTATTTGAGCAAAAAACAGCTGCCCACGCGCTAAACCTTCCTGTGCTCTGCAAAACAACTTTGGGATAGTAAAAACAAGCTCAACAAAGTCAATATCTGTCTTGGCTATGGCTCGCGTTACCTGACCCCGACCATAATCCCGCTTTTTAACCTTGTTAGTACCATCATCAGTTAACTCTTCGCTATAGCTAGACCCAACTTCTTGATTAACCTCTTCAATTGTTGTCTGCTGATCCTTAAATGTAGACCCTTCTTCAAACGTGCCTTGCGTGCCTGTCCCCTCCTTTGTAAAAATTCTGACAGTTGGTGTGTTGAACTGTCTGCCTGTTACTATTGTTTCATTTAAGAAAACGCTTTTCTTTCCAGCTTTCCCTAGCTCCACTAAGCCTTCAATCGGCCCTTCACAGAGTGCGTCGATAATTTTTAGCGTGGTCTTAGAGTTGAGAGCCATAGCGAATCAGTCGTTTCCGTCCAAAAGTCCGTAGCCATAGGCATGAAAGATCAGCCTTGCGTCATCATGCACCGCAACGTCAATAATTTCAACTGTAACCCTGACGTTGTCTCGACCTGTGACTCGGGGCATTTCTAGCCGGTGACCATACAGGATGTTGTGTTTTTTGCTTTTTAATAGAAGACCTTGAACAGTCACGTCAGCAGTTGCAACTTTTGGGTTAGAGCCTGTCCCTTCTAACTCAACAGTGATCCTGTATCTAATAAAACCATCTATTATGGTTGAGCCCTCGCCAGCAACATAGTCAAACAAGCCGTTGTTTATTTTAAATAAAATATCGAGTTTTTTTCTTGCATCATTGTCGTGCTTTAACTCATCACTTCTAAATTTTTTGCCCACCTCAAGATCTCTGTCGCCGCTAGGAGGTCCAAACTGTTTGTTGACAAGGATTCTTTTGGTTTTATTGGGGTCAGTGCTGTTAAAACCTTTGCTCTTTCTCCGCCCTTTCAGTCCACCATGGCTCTCTAGCTTTTGGCTTACCTGCTCGCCATTGATCCTAAAAGTTTCTAACCCTGGTGCTTGTGTTGTTATTTTTAGCGGGTCTGAATCATCAGATACCTCAAGGTTGGCAGCAAGTAAATGGCTTCCTGCAATGACGCGACCATAAATCACAGGCACTGTCGCTCCCGTTCCAACAGTGTTAGTTGGGCCAGTAAATGCGTAGTTTGCATGACCCATTGCACCGCGTGTAACGCCATCAGGGCCTGGGCCTCGCACGTTTGTGCCCTCACCTTTAATTCTATTGGCCCCAGCATTGGCAAGCTGCGGCTGTGGTGAAAGCAAGCTTGCAGTGCCGCCAAGAATCAAGCTTGCCCCGATTGAGCCAATTGCAACTGATGCGGCAGACCCAAGCACAAAACCGCCAGCAACAAGACTTCCAGAAGCGCCAATAGCTCCAGTCAATCCCGCCCCTAGCCCAAGAAATCCCGCGCCAGCCCCTGCAGTGGCAATTGAAAAAGCAACCAAGCCGACACCGAGCAAAATACTTGTCGTGCTACCTCCACCAGAACCTGTAATGACAGGCACCACAAGCAATGGCTTGCTGCCAAACGGCAACTGCAGCTCGTCATATCCCATTGCAGCACCACCTTGGATCACCTTGTATCCAACGCCGTTATGGTGCGCCTGCATCATGTCCTGCTTCAACGCTGGATAGTTGATGCACAACAGCTTGATAGCATCTGCTGGCGTCTGCAGGTTGTAATACTCGTGCTGCTTACCGTACCTCTCCCCCAGCTCACCCGCCAACAGAACCAACTGCATGGCGAAAAACTGCCGCAACGCTTTGCCTATAGTAACGGCCTAATGGCTCTAAAGCACTGACACTGTTCATTCGTTGGTGCAGAATCTTGTCACCACCTACATAAATTGCCGCGTGCATAGGGTTCTTGGTGCCTAAACGCATGATGATCACGTCATGAGGCATGCGTTCATTAAAGGGCACCTCATCGAATCCAGCTGCTCTTGCATATTTCAAAAACAAGCTGTCAGTGCGCTCTAGCGAATCAGGTCGCGGAAAGTCAGGCACCTCAATGCCAAGCAGCTTGTAGTAATCACGCAGCAAAGAAAAACAGTCATTTTGACCGTAATCCCACTGCCGACCAGTCAAGGATTGATAGTCAACCATTTTTTGTGCGGCACAGAATATACGAACCAGGGCAGTCCGGTTTGGGTGCAAGCTTTACGGTCTGCTTCACTAACTGGAGTACCGTCTGGATGCGAGTGGACGACACCTTCGATGCTTCCAAAATACATAGCACGCGCATAGTCGACAGGCTCTAAAACGAAAGTTGACCTTGGATCATTTGCGATGTTGCGGCAGGGGAAATACATGCCATTAACAACTAGCCCACAGGACTCCTCTGGCGCTCGCCGGCAAGCGTGTTTTTCAGCTTCAAGCTTGAAGTCTTGCACCATAAAATCCTCCAAAAGGCAGGTTTTTCGGCCCGAATCTTGCCTGGCAGCTAGACAATCGCTTGCCACAAACATCATTAGTGAAATCACCGTCAGATAATGCAACATCGTCAATCGTAAAACACGCATCGCCGGTATACGGACACTCCCTGCCACCGCGATAGGTCCACGGGCAAAACTCTTCAATGGTTCTGCGAGGCAAGGCTAAGTTCGTTAGATCAAGTTTTGGTGCTAGTTCAAACTCTACAAGCTCCTGATTTTCTGATGAGACACGATCGATATACCATGTCTCAACAATCTTGGCGTCAGGATCAGCAGTGTCGTTCTCTGATTGCTCAGTAAGGATGTCGCCATTTTGCGTCGTCAAAGCATCCTCTACGTCTGACTCCTTGGTAAAAAATGGGTTTACTCCATTTTGAAAGTTTGTTGTATCGATAAACTTAGCAAAAGTGCGAATGCGTCTAACTTTTGCTGCTAATGGATTGTATATCAGGATCAAGCTAGTAATTGCATTGTTGACATTGGCAACCCGTAGCGTTGGTCTTGGCAATGTTCCTTTGCCGGAAAACTCAAATCCGTCAATTTCTACAGGGACAGCAGGATAAGTTTTGCCGCCAAACTTGATGTCTTCCGTCAGTCCATTCTTGCCGGCGTGATAACGCAACGTATCATCTACACCGTTAACAGCTACAGTCAGCTCGATCTCAAATAAATCTATAACAGCACTTGGAGCAAGGCGCAGCAGCTCTTCTGCTAACGGCTCAAACGCCTCCCACTTAACCGTCCCATCAACAAGCTCTTGCGTAATCTTGAACGGAAATGCTGGCTCGTTGTGGGGGAAGCCTTCATAATCACTAGCTAGCCCCGATGTACCAGCTTCTATGCACTTAAAGGCAAGAGTATTGTTTTTATACTTAGGGTCGGCGCCATTTTTGCAGGTTGGAGCTGGCGTACTGCCATCCTCGCAATAAGCAGTTGGATTGACACGGACGACATCGCCAACCTGATATGCCCTGTTAGCTGACCATGCGTGTAGCGTATACGGATATGCCATTAGGTCTCAAACACTTGCTCGAAGGTAGCCGTAACAGTAGCCCGGTTCAAATACGGAATTGACTTCGACCATTCACGGCAAATAAACTTGCTGCTACTGCTTTCACCAGGCGGCGTAAA